TGGTTGGCCGGGCTGACGTAAGCCCAATCTTTGCTGCCCTAATCAAATCAGCCAAATCAAGCAATGTCGTCAATACTCGTTTGTCGCCAGTGCCCTGGGCGATGATTACCACGCGGTATTCCATTTCGGATTGCACATTGGTGTGCATTGTGATGCTCGGTGCTTCAACCAACGCGCATGGTGGATTGAGTGTGCGTGGGTCATCGAATACGCGCAGCCCGGTAATCGTCTGCAATTTGGTGACTAGCAGGCCGTACCCCTCAGCGAACATGCCAGGCATCAGGCCACCTGCGGTTTATTGACACCCAGAAGGCGCATGATTTGACCAAAGTTGCCTGCCACCGGGCCACCAGTAGCGAGTGGGTCAAACGATGCCAGGGCTTCGACGCTGCCTTTTTCGCGGTACAGGATGGCTGCGTACTGTGCGGTGCCTAGTTTGACATCAAGGCCGGGCACTGTGCTGGGGCTATCAAAGTAGCCAGATTCTTGCCTGCGACGGTACGCGAATGCGTTGGCTGCGCCTACAGCCATCGTGGCAATGTCCAAGTCGGCGCTGGGATTGGTGAATGTGTAGCCGAGGTAATCCTCAAGATCGCCCAGGGCAATCCACGTGCAGGTAATGGAGTAGGTGGCGTTGCCTGCGGTAACGGCCTGACGTTCTAGGTCGTCTGTGTTGAGCGCGAACAATACTTGGTTGGTGATGATGCGCGCAAAGTCGTATTGGTAATCGCCTTCGTCGCTGACACCAGTTAGGTAGTACTCCGGCAGGGCCAGAATCTTGTGGGTGCCGTTGAACGGTGCGCCCATGTTGGTGAGCGTGACGCTCTGGCCTACCTCAAAGTTGATTGGTTCAAGTATCTGAACTACGGCCACGCCTTCAGTCACCTGTTTATGGGTGACCGTCAGCGTGGCCATAGTTAGTCGCCTGGAGGATGCGAACTAGATCAGACGGCTTTGCGGAACTTCTGCTCGTCAATCATCAGCGTCGCGAAGTAGCCGCGGAACTTGATGATGCGAGACAGTGAACCATCGGTCGCTTCGACCTGGACTGCGCCCTTCTGTTGCTCAAAGATTTCAAATCCGCTTGGGTCACCAATGATGATGGTGCCGTTGGCGAAGTTGCGATCAACAACGACCGTCAGGCCAAATGCGTTGCCAGCGGTTCCACCCGGCTGAAGTGCGCCAAAGGCGTTCATCGGGCCGACTTGTGGGAACAGCGGCCTGTTGGCATCGTCGCTCAACTTGCCGAGCGCTGCCCACTGGTCAGGAGACAGGAACAGGTGCGTTGGCAAGTTGCCGTTTGAGCCAGTCAGGATTGCCGATGATGCGTCGTACATCCATGCGGCCCAATTTGACGGGTCGGTCATCGGGCTGCTGAATGTGGTGGTCTGGGTTGCGCCAGTCACCAGTGCATCAGCTGCAACGTCATCGGTCTGGTTGGCGTAAATGCGCGCCATGTCATCAAGCAACAGGCCCAAGACTTCGGGCTCTGTCCAGTCCATGTCCTCCTCGGACAACTTGACGTAACCGCCGTAGACATTCTTGGTCACGTTGTTGTTGGAGACAACAAACGTGCCTGAATCGAGCGGCTGGTTTTCGCCGTTGCTCAAGCCAATGGTGGTGTGCGTGGTGACCTCGGGGCGACGAAACACCTTGCCACCACCTGGCATTGCCTTGACACCGATTGCATCGACGACCGGGCGCAAGCCGCGGAAGTTGTTGTACACCGGGCCGACGATCGGCTCAGGGAGAATGCCGGGCGTGTCGGTCGTGACGACATCGGGCGCAGCGGCCTTCAGGTTGGCAAAAAACTGGTGTGCTTCTGCACCACCGCGAATCACCTTGCTGATGTACTCAGCGGCTGATGGCATCTTGAACTCGCGCTTGGCCTCGGCCCACACAGGGGCGACAGGTGCAGCGGCTGGAACTTCAGCGACTGCTGCGGCAGTCTCGATCTTGTCGGTCATTGGTTGTAGCTCCTCTGTGGTCTTGGTTTCGGTCGCTGCAACCTCTGTAATCGTAGCACCGCGGAACGCAGGTGCTGTCACTAATGATAACTCCACCCAGTCGCCTTTGGTGATGACCATCGTGCCCTGGTCGTCGTAACTGAACTCGATTGGGTTGACACCGACGCTTACTGCGTCAATGGCTTCATCCTTGATCAGTTCGATCATGTCGTTGCCCTCTGACGTGGCGCTGATTCGAGCCGTGAATAGCATCCCTTTGTCCGAGTCCACCCGGCCAGTGACCACGCCTACAGGCTTGGTGTCGTCGTGGTATTTCAGAAGCTTGGGCTTCTTGCCAGTGGTCGGCAGGCTGCCTTTGGCGAACTTGACACGAGTGCCATCCGAGACGGTGGCCTCGGTATCCCACGGCACAGCGACACCTGAAATGGTGCGTGGCGTTTCGCCTTCCTCAGCGATTACGAACGTGTCAGCAGCGGTCAGTTTCAACATGGAGGGTTACTCGCTTTCCGTAGTTGGTAGTGCCGGGGCAGGTGCAGCGTTGTCCTCCCCCGGCACATTGTTTGCTTCCTCCAGGTAGTAATCAACGTCAAGATAAATGTATCGGCCGCGTGGTGTCACATTGTTCATGCTCAACGTCTGCTCGATGCACTCGATGTACGGCTTGGCACCGAATAAGTACAGGTCTTGACGCGCTTGCAATGCATTCTGATACGTCATGCCTGAACCTGTGGGTGCGCCGACAAGGTAAGGCGGAATATTTGCAATGCGTGCCATCTCAAGCGCCTGATATGTCCGGGCTTCCGTCAACTGCAACTTGCTCGGATCCATGTACGACTCTTTCCATTCGACGTACTGGTTCAACGCGGCAATCGCATTGCCTTCACGAGCCCTAGCGAAGCCTGCAGCCAGTTCGCTCAATTCCTCGGCGCTCAACGGCTCGCCTTCGGTCTGCTTCAATACGCCTGCTGGTGTCTGGTTACGCGCAAAACGCTCAGCGCTCGTATCGAGATTGAGGTTGGTGCGAATCGCCCTAGCACCGCTCGACAACAGGCCTTGAATCGGGCTGATGAACTGCACCACATCATTTGGAATTAGTTTGTTGCCGTTGAAGTACACCTCTTTGCTAGGGCCGAACCACAGTGGGCCGCCCTGGTCACGAGTCTGCACATCGGCTGCCGGAATCCACGTGAACGTGGCTGGGAATCCGTTGCCGAATCGGCTGGTAATCACCCAGAATGCGCGGCCGTAGAAAATCAGGTCATCGACTGTCCATGACATGATGAATGCCCTGGTCACGTTCGGGTCTGGCTGATGAAACCAAGTGTCATCAGGCATTTCAATATCCTCGTACTCGTCATCCATCCACTGTTTTGAGTACTGGCGAATCGGTAAGCATCCAATCATGCCGCAAATCAGATCGCGTGAACGACTGATGGTTGGAATCTGGATGGCGGCTTGGCGGTCGAATCCGGCCGTGTAGGTCATGAAGTTGCCGACGAATGGGTTGCCAGCAGCGCCAGCAGCACCCACCTGGGCGTTAGGCGTGTTTGGTGTAGCGCGCTTTAGGGAGAAAATTGCCATCGTGCAGTCAGTCTAGGCGCTCGATGCAATCTGTGGTCTGTTCACCATCGGTCGCGGTCTACTCATCAAGCCAACAGCCCACACAAGACACCGGGCCAACTCAATCGGCCCACTTGACTTCGTGGATGACAACGCAAGGCCGCTGGGTGTCTTGACTGCTACAGCGCGGCCGATGTGTTCAGCCAGCATCGTTTCGCCAGTGTGATTGACGCGACCCTCATTGATCAGCTGCCGAACAAGTTGCGTAAAGCGACCAATCTCCTGATAGCCGACAATGATGCGCCTGCGCTGTAGATCAGTGGGGCAGTTCGTGTCAAGCGTGGGCGTTATCGCCAGCGTGAGCCCTGGATTGTCACGCAACTGTTGACGCACGTTATCCCATACCTGTGTCACGGTTTCGCACATGAATGCGACAGTCGCAGTCAGAATCCCAGCAGTATTGGCGTTCACTCTGACCGCCACGTATCGGCCATCGTCGATCGAGACTTCGCAAGCCAACACTCCGCCTGGTACGGGCCGCGATTCGGTATGCAACGATTCCCAGCGCCCAGGCTGCAGCCAAGACAGTTCGCTTTGTACCCATAGGTTCACGCTAGAACGCAGGAACCCAGCCCGGTTCGGGCCTTTGGCTTCCTGCTCAATGGTGCGAATATCCAGCGTGTGGC